CTGTCCAACTGCAATTAGCTGACGCTCTGTTGGAGCTGCACCAAGTGCACCTGCTTCCAAACCTAGTGTGTCGACTGCTGTTGCGCCAGTTCCTGATGATGTAAGAGTTGATCCCTTTTGACCAAATACTGCAAGAACGTTCTCTAGAGTACCTTCTGCCATTTCTGTTGAAATTTGAACCATCATCGCAGACTTAAACAGCTTAGCTGTATCTAGCAACTGATCTACAGTTACCGAGTCAAATGTTGGCTGGTAGCTGATCTGAAGACCGTTATTTGTGTAACCAACGTTACGGTAAGCTCCACCAATTGCTGGTGTGCTTTCTGTAGGCGTTGCTGTCTGTGTAGCACCTGTTGTTGTTAGAACCTTGTTTAGTGTTGTAGTGTAAGACTCTCCTGATGAGAATGCTGGTACGAAACGATTCTTTGATGCGACAAAAGCGTTTGCTTCGCCTGCATCCATGCTTGAATCATAACCAGAAACTGTTGAATCTTCTACTGACAAAAATAGTGGTGATGCTCCAACAAGAATGTTGCGGGCGTCTCCTGTATTTTGATATGCCATAATTGTATTGCCTCCTGATTTCATGAAATTGATATATATATATGTGGCTGGCTAGGCCCTTTCCTCTAGTCTAATTTTACTCTACTAGGGTATAAAAGGCAAATTAGGCAAATCTGCCTTGGCCATCTGTTATTCTTGAATACTTTACTTCCAATATTACATCTGCTGCATAGAAGCCTTGTATTTCTTCTGATGGGGCTGTAGATGATATATCTGCTATATGGATACTATGGAACTTGAATTTATCTGATAGCCCCGCCCATTTATTCACATCTCTGGCAGACTCATCCATTCTTCTAAATTCATCTGTAAGGAAGTTTCTCATCTCAACAATATCCAGCAAGTCAGGTGAATATAGGGTAAGAAGGATCTGCTCGCAGCATATCATCCAGTTGTTCTCATATGACATTCCAACCTTATCATAGACTATGTGCTTTTTTCCGCTAAAGAACTGATTCATTTCTGGCTGCTGCTGAACTGGAACTATTGGTACTAAAGACTCACCTAGATTGTCTGAGTAATACTCGCTCTCATCAAATATGCAAAGCCATGTGAGTCTATTCCATAAGAACTTTCTTATTTCAAACATAGCATCTAATTTATAATTAGCCATTTACAAACCTCGCAAATGCAGCTGATGTTGCAATTTCTGCCTCATTCGCCAATTGATTTGGAGAGAAGCTATATTTAACTGATTTAATTTGTGCTGGTACTCCTAATGCTCTAGATAGTGATGAATTAAATAGTCTTTGGAATCCCGATTTTTTTATAGACATGCTTACTAGCTGTCCAGTAAAGAAGTATCTATATTGTGCAAAGAACGCATTTTTAGTTGCCGCTCCGCCTGGCTTTTTAACAGTAACTGATTGCCCCTTTGGCATGAATACTGTATATCCGTCTACATCGAACACAAGCCTCTCAGAAAATCTTGGGGAAATAACTACAGTCTTGCCTTCTTCCATAATTGAAGCTTTCTTGACAAAGACGTGCTTATTATTAGAGTTTTCAGAAGGCACAAAGGATTGTGAATCTAGCAACTCATAATTAACTTTTAACGAAAGGCCATCGGAAGGAAGTTTCTTTAATTCAAACAGTCTTGCTTCATTTTCGCCAACTCTTCCCCACTCGTATACGTGATGAAAAGATCTTGGAGCAGTTCTTGCTTTTGCATCGATATAATCTCCAAAATCAACTTGAAGCTGATCAAATATAACATTTCTAAATGCTGATTGAAATTGAGCATTTCCTGTGAGCTTAGCCATTACATTTGTTTTATAAAATAGAGCAGCAGATATTTGTGCAACTGTACTGTCTTTTATTGCACCACTTGCTGGCTTATTAGCCATAAGATTAACTAATCCGCTTGCCGCTTTAATTGCTAAAATTTCAGATGCCAATTTGCTGATTCTCCGATCTCTTCATCGAAGAGTTGTATCCTATCGTGCTTCCAAATGGGTCTGTTAGAGGGGTAACTCCCATAACTTCAAAAACAGTTGGAGTTTCAGTTGGATAATTAAGTTCTGTCCAAATAACAGTGCCTGAAGAATCTCTTATGTTTGTAATCTTATCACGCATAGTTATTCTTTCAGAAGTTCTAACTTGGATTATCTGTTCATTTGAATACTTATTGTTAAAGCTTTGCTTATCTCCTGAACGTGTGGTTGATGAATTTGTTATAATTCCTTTTGCATAACAATCTACAGTTTTTTGATAATGCCATTCTTTTTTTATAGCCCCAGTATCTTTATCTTGCTCCTCATACTGTCTATACAAATCAAACTTCATTGAGAGCATAGAGTCTACTAGGTCTAACATTATATTACCTGTACTTTTGCAGACATTACGTAGTCTGACAATAAAGCGTCTGCGTAAGCGTTTCCTGTTCCTGCATAAACGTCTGAAGTAAATTCAAAGTCCCAATCAAAAGTAGATATTTTTTTAACATACTTGTTTCTCCAGACATGATCTTTTGCAAAATAGTCTTTCATCAATTCTATTGCTGCAAGCTCTATATCGTCTGGGACTTTTTCCCATCCAAATCTTCCTTGAACTTTATAAGAAACGTCACTTCTAAATACTCCAGGGTTGTCATAAAAAGAAGGAGGCACTAATCCATTTGCAATATAAGTGTAGTTATCTAAAAGAGAAGACTTGTCTACCTTTATACCGTAGCCTGTTGGACTTACTTCTACAGCAAATCCCCAGTTGTTTATCTCAGAGATATTATCCAAAAGCAAGGAGTCGTCTGCATACAACTCATGCAAATCGTTTATTTTATTAGGCAAAGGCAAAACATCTGAATCAAATCCATTTAAAACAACTACGTCATCGTACAAAAAGAATTTCTGAGAAGTGTAAGATTCTATTTGCTTTCTAGCGAATCTTTCTGCTAGCATCAATTCCTTGTAGCTTTTGTAATTAGGGTCTGAGGCATCTACGCTAAAACCTAAATCTTGAACATGGTTAAAATCAACATATGGAGTTACAACATAAACCTCATCAACTCTGCTTACATACTTTTCTCCCATATAGTACTCCCATTTTAGCCTAAGAGTTCTATTTCTATCCGTATAATTATAAGGAATGTAAACCACATAAGTTCCTGGATTGTTTTCATCCAAAACAGAATTTAGGGTTTCTAGAATAGTAGTTGGGCTTATTGATGGACTTATTGTTGGATCAATAGTAACGTCATAAAGTTTTACTGTTGGGTTAGAAACAGGTGTTCCTATATCACCATTCCAGAATACTTGATGCGTTATTGGTGATTGAGAATTTAATAATATCTCTGCCATATGTTAGGCTTAGTTGTAATACTCCTGTACTTCTCTAGGTGTAGCCAATCTAAACCCTTCCTCCTTATCAAAAATTTCTTGAGCCACATCGGGCTTCATTGCTACAAATGGATGATCTCTTGTAAATGTGAAACCTAGTGCATCATATCTAGCATTTGGTCTATCCATCTTTACTAGAATCATATCTTCATCAAGCTTTTGACTTGGATCAAGTCTAGGAAGAATTTCATCTGCATCTTCTTTTGCATTTTCTATATTTTTAAGTGTCCCTTGGTAAACTGACCAAGTTACCCCTTCTTCTGCAAGTGCCGCAATTACATCTGCTTTATTTTTTAGTCCATCAACATCAACTGCAAAGTTTGCTGCCAATGCTTTTAGATCCTTGACTTTAAGTGTGTCAAATGACATATATACTCCTTTGGTATGTATATAAATTATAGCACTATAAAATTAAAATGAAAAGCCCCTAAAATTAATTAGGGGCCTTTCGGTAGTTATTTCTTATTTAATTAAGAAGCAACCTTAACGTCTTTTACGACTACCCATGCATCTGCCTGCTCAATTTGGGTTCCAACACGAGTATACATTGTATATTCGATTGAGTCCTTCTTTGGCCAGAAGAATCGGTAAACAGTTACATCGCGCTTGATACCAATAACAACGTTATTTGGGAATGTCAAGTGGACGTCTCCGTGATCTCCTGTTGGTGTTGCATA